GGATTAGAGATTACAGACGTTTCAGGCCTTCGTGCAGAACTTAACGATATCTGGTCTCTTACTGGTAGTGTATCCGATGGTGATAAAGGAGACATAGTTGTCTCTTCTTCTGGTACTGTATGGTCTATTGACTCTGCTGTTCTATCAGCCTATGCCAGAACTTTAATGGATGATACTACAGCCGCTGCTGCTAGGACAACGTTAGGCCTTGGTACTGCCTCTACTGCTGCTACTAGTGATTTTGCAGCAGCCTCTCATACTCATGATGCTGGTGATGTGGTCTCAGGGCAATTCTCTATGGCCAGACTTGCTTCAGGGACTCCTACTGGCAGCAAGTTCATTAGAGACGATGGTGTCCTTGCTGTCCCTGCTTCCTCTATTAGCTGGGGTGGGATTACAGGTACATTGTCTTCCCAGACAGATCTACAGACTGCTCTTAATGCTAAATTAAATCTTACTGGTGGTACTCTTACAGGACCAGTAATTACTACTGCTAGTACAACCTCAGCCGCTGGATTTAACATCCCTGCTGGTACTGCTCCTACGACTCCTACCAATGGTGACGTATGGTCTACGACTACCTCTCTTAATTTCCAACTAAACGGTGTCACTAAATCCGTTAGTTTCTCTGGGCATACTCACACTGCTAGTGAAATCAGTGACGCTACCACTGCTGGTAGAACTCTATTAACAGCAGCAGATGCTACTGCTCAGAGAACTGCTCTTGGATTAGGTACCTTAGCTACTCAGTCTGGTACATTTTCAGGAACGTCTTCTGGTACTAACTCCGGTGACCAAAATCTTTTCTCTACAATTGCTGTTTCAGGACAGAGTGATGTAGTTGCAGATGCTACTAGTGATACTCTAACTTTAGTTGCAGGCACTAACGTAACAATTTCAACAAATGCAGCCACAGACTCCATTACAATCTCAGCTAGCGGTGCTGCTGGTGCTTCAATGACCTCAGTACTAGCTATGATGCAAATAATGAATGTCGGCGCGTTTAATTTTTAAGGTATAAAAATATATGGCTGCTAATACTGCTCCTATTTTTGCTAGAACGTCTGATCTTCAGCTTGCTGGTGCTATCATTGGAACTAATGCTAACACAGCTACTGATGGTACTGGTGCAAATACAAGTCTTATTTTTACTAGTGATGCTACTGAAGGTAGTTTCGTTCAATTTGTTCGTTTTAAGCCTGTCTCTACAATTGCTGCTACAGTTATACGGTTATGGTATTGTTCTGCTACTGGTGCTTTCTCTGCTGGTACGACTAATACAGCAGCTAATACAACTATGATTGGTGAGATATCTGTTGCAGCTTGGACTGCAAGCAATACTGCTGCCTCTCCTACGTACGATATTCCTGTAAATATGCACCTACCCGCTAGCACTAAACTTTTAGTTACTTTTGGGACTAGCACTGGTGCTGCTACTACAGGTTTTAATCCACTTATTGTTGCAGGTAAATATTAATTGTCTTATCCTCCTTCACCATACCCATTAGTAAACGCTGTAAAGACTGAGCTATTCACAGCTACAGGTTCTACAACGACTACTGATAGTTGGCAGGCATGGCAAAAACCTGTAGGTTGTGGTTGGGTACACTTTTATTTACAAGCTGCCGGAGGGGGTGGAGGTTGTGGCGCTGGTGGTGCAGCAACTGTAGCTCCCGGTGGTGGAGGCGCTGGTGGTTGTTCTAGGTTATGGGTACCTAGCATCTATCTCCCCGATGTAATCTATTTTCGTATTGGTAGAGGGGGTGGTGGTGCTAAAGCTGCTGGCGCAGGCGCTAATGGTGTAACTAGTTATGTCTCTGTAGCCCCTAACACTACTTCTGCAAACCTTATTTTTTCTCAAGCTGGTGGGGGCGGTTCTGCTGGTGTTGCTGCCTCTACAGCAGGTGTTGCCGGTGCCATTGGTACTGTAGGTAACATCGGTCATTTTGGAATTTTCTTGTCTGTAGTAGGTGTTATCGGAGCAATAGGCGCTGTTGCTGCTAATGGTGCAGGATCTTCTATTACTCCTAGTACTTGGGCTGTAACTGGTGGTGCTGGTGGTGGTAATGGTACTGGCGCTGGTGGAGCTATTTTAGCAGCAGGTTTATTTCCTGCGATAGGTGGTGGCGCTGGTACAACTGGTGGTGTAGGCAACCACGGCTTCAACGAAGGTTGGTTACTTAACAGTATTAGAAGCCTTGGTCCAAAAATTGCTAGTGGTGGTACTGGCGGTGGTGGTCACACTACAGGCACTGCTGGTGCTGGGGGTCATGGTGGTCCCGGATGCGGCGGTGGCGGAGGTGGTAACACATCTACTGCTGGCGGTACGGCAGGTGCAGGTGGTAATGGTGGTGATGGTTTTCTAATAGTGACATATGGCTAAAGAAGTAGATTATAGAACTAAAATTAGAGAAGCAGCAGAGAAAGATCTTAGTGTCTTTATCCGTCTAGTACATCCTAACAGACTTATAGGAGATGTCCACAAGGAAGCGATAGTTTTCATGACTGATCCTAAAGGTAAGTCTCATAAGATGGTATTGCTTCCACGAGACCATGGTAAGAGTGCTTACGCTGCTTACTGGTGTGCTTGGAGAATAACTAAGAATCCTGCTATCAGGATATTATATATCTCGTCTACTAGTAACCTCGCTGAGAAGCAGTTATCATTTATCAAACAAATATTAACGAGCAAGATCTATAAGACTTATTGGCCTGAAATGGTTAATGAGGACGAAGGTAAGAGAGCTAAATGGACTAATAGTGAATTCTCTGTAGATCATCCTAAACGCTCAATAGAAGCTATTAGAGACTCTACTGTATTTACTGGTGGTTTAACTACTAGCCTTACGGGGTTGCACTGTGATATAGCAGTATTGGATGACGTTGTTGTTCAAGAAAACGCTTACACAGAAGATGGTAGAGCAAAGGTCAGGTCTCAGTATTCCCTTCTTTCTTCTATTGAAGGTGCAGAAGCAGAAGAACTTGTAGTTGGTACTCACTACCATCCTAAGGATCTCTATAATGAACTAAAGACCAAGAACATTGACATCTTTGATGAAGGTGGTGATCTAGTCTCTAGTGAGAAGCTCTATAGTGTGTTTGAGAAAGTTGTCGAAGATAGTGTAAACAGGGATGGCTCTGGTAAATACCTTTGGCCTAGAACAGACCGTGGTGATGGGCAGTACTTTGGTTTTAACCAGAAGATCCTTGCAGTCAAGAAAGCACAGTACTTAGACAAGACTCAGTACTTTGCACAGTACTATAACGATCCAAACGATATCTCTACTTCTACTATTAGCAGAGAATTTTTCCAATACTATGATAGAAGTAAAATTATAAGGAAGGATGGACAATGGCATGTAAACGGCAATCGCGTAAACGTATTCGCAAGCATTGACTTTGCATACAGCATTAGACAAACAGCAGACTTCACCGCTATTGCTGTCATCGGTGTAGACTCAAAAAATAACTACTACGTCCTAGAAATCGATAGGTTCAAGACTGACAAGATTAGTGAATACTTCAAACATATCCTAGAACTTCATGTCAAATGGGATTTCAGAAAGATACGTTGTGAAGTAACTTCTGCTCAGGAAATCATCGTCAAAGACTTAAAAGAAAACTATATTAGAACATACGGGCTAAGTCTCTCTGTTGAAGAGTTTCGTCCTACAAGGCACGAAGGTAGAAAAGAAGAACGTCTAGAAGCTATCCTTCAACCTAAGTATGCTAATAGACAGATATGGCACTATCAAGGTGGTAACTGCAACATTCTAGAAGAAGAGCTTATACTTCAAAATCCAAGCCATGATGACGTTAAAGATGCTCTAGCCAGTGCTATTGAGACAGCTATACCTCCAACTTTTGATAGATTTAGAATGGGAAATAGAATGAATGATAATACCCTTTTTCACAGTAAGTTTGGTGGAGTAGCCCTTTAATGGCTGGTAAAACTATAGACCTAAATACAATCGTATCAAAAGATAGCATAGCTTGCGAGCTTGCTAACTTATACATTTCTTGGGAGAACAAGAGAGCAGCCAGAGTAAAAGACTGGGAAGAGGCTCAGAGGTATATCTTTTCTACGGATACTACTACCACCTCTAACGCTAGCTTGCCTTGGAAGAACAAGACTGTAACTCCAAAGCTTACACAAATCAGAGATAACCTGTTTGCTAATTACATGGCAAGCGTCTTCCCTAAGAGGAAATGGTTATACTGGGAAGCTTTAGATAAGTCTTCTGCTACACAAGAGAAGCAAACAGCTATCAAGAGCTATATGTCTAACGTCATCGAGCAACCAAGCTTCAAGAATTTTGTTCGTAGAGCATTGCTAGATTATATTGACTACGGCAACTGTATTGCTGGTATCGAATGGGTAGATAACAGGTCTTCTAGTGCTACTGGTGAAAAGGTAGGTTTCGTAGGCCCTATGCCTGTTAGAATGTCCCCTTTGGATGTAGTCTTTAATCCTATTGCAGACTCCTTCGATAGCTCACCAAAGATCGTTAGGTCATTAATTACAATTGGTGAGCTAAAGAAGAGCCTTACCAGTTTTGCTAACAAGGATGTTGATGTTCAAGAGATATTCAACTATTGCATCAAACTTAGACAGACTGCAAATGCTACTACTGGTACTCTGGTAACTAAAGACGCTTTCTTCAACATTGCAGGTTTTGATAACTTTATCGGGTACCTGAATAGTAACTACGTCGAACTGCTTACGTGCTACGGAGACTTCTATGACGTCATTAATGATAAGTTCTATGCTAACTCTATCGTTACTATCGTTGATAGGCACAAAGTCATTTCAATTAAAACTGAAGAGAGTACTATTGGTGAAATCCCAATCTATCATTGCGGGTGGAGAATTCGTCAGGATAACCTCTGGGCACAAGGCCCCTTAGAAAACCTTGTAGGTTTGCAGTATCGTATTGATCACTTAGAAAATCTAAAAGCCGATGTATTCGATCTTATCGCTGCACCACCCATCGCGGTCTACGGATTAGTTCATGACTTTACATGGAAGCCATTCGAGCGTATTGACCTTGGTGATGAAGGCAAACTAGAAGTACTTTCTCCTGACGTTAACGCCCTACAGCCTAATTTAGAAATTGCCAACATCATGAACTTGATGGAAGAGATGGCTGGTAGTCCTAAAGAAGCTGCTGGTTTTAGATCTCCGGGTGAAAAGACTGCGTATGAAGTTCAGAGACTAGAGAATGCTGCTAGCCGTATCTTCTATAGTAAGATTGTACAGTTTGAAGAGTTTCTTGAGAAGCTCCTTAATGGTATGCTTGAACTTGCTAGAAGAAAGGTAGACAGAGCTACCCTTGTTAAGACGGTAGACTCCGAAACTAACGTCGAGAGTTTCTTAACTATTATGCCAGAAGATTTATCTGCTAATGGTAAGATCCGTCCTATCGCAGCTAGAAACTTCGCTGAAAAGGCAGAAAGAATTCAAAATCTCACTAGCTTCTATAGCTCTGCTGTAGGTACTGATCAAGACATTAAAGCTCACTTCTCTTCTATTAAGCTGGCTAAGATGTTTGAAGATCTGTTAGATATTGGTGACTATGAATTAGTTATCCCTTATATCAGGCTGACAGAACAATCAGAAGCACAGAAGCTTATGAATGCTACACAAGAACAAGTAGCAGCGTCTGCTGGTATGCCTAGCGGTCTAGCTACAGCAGATATGCAAGCTACCGCACCTAAAGGAGTAATTGGTTAATGCCACAAGGTACTTATGCTAAAAGAGGAAAAATAATAGTCAATACTACAGGTCTATCTTATGTAAAATCACCAGCAGGTGAAATAAGGAAAAATAATGCTGAAATAGATAGACAAAAGGGCTATAAAGAAGAAGCTACTGATGTATCTCATAGGATTTTAAATTGGTACACAAGAATTTCAGGGTATGAGCCAGACACTACAGTTGAAGATAGTGCGGATAGAAAAATAGCAGCTCTTAAAAAGAAGAATTCAGATATTAAAAAGTATGTAAAAAAAGTCTATGACTAAAATAAACTACCTTTGGGTAAAAGGATTAGATCCAAAAGCTAAAGAAGCTATGGAATTAGCTGTCTCTAATAATATGTTCATAAACACTAGAGTTCTCAAAATTCTAAAGGATATGTACGAAGATATTGAAGACAAAGAGATGTCTCCTGAAGAATACTCCAAACCTGAAGTTTCTCATACTTTAGCGTTTAGAGCAGGAGAGAAAAGAACACTTATGAGACTTTACGATTTATTCAAGACCATTGAAGAAGAATAGGAAAAACATTTATGACCCAGAATACTGACCTTAATTTTCTGCTCGACAATGATGCAGACTCTACTGAAAATGACAACTTTTCAGAAGTAGATACTTCTAATGACGAAGCTCTTATTTCCAGTCTAGTAGGCGAAGGAAAGAAATTTAAGACTATTGCAGATCTTGCAAGAGGCAAGCTCAATAGCGATAGGTTTATTTCTCAGCTTACAACCGAAAAGAAAGCAGTCCAAGAAGAACTACAAAGACGTGTAAAGATGGAAGAGCTAATGACCAAGTTGGAGGCTTCCGTTGTAGGTAAAGGTGTTGAAGGGAATACTGCTGGTAATCAACCCACAGGAAACCAAGATAACCGTGCTGTCACAAAAGAAACAAAAACGTTAACTGAAGAAGATGTACGTAAGATCCTTGAAACTAAGGACAAGGAAGCTACAGAAAGGGCTAACGTCACGTTAGTTGCTAATGAAGTTTCCAGACTGTTTGGTAAAGATGCCAACAGGATTGTCCAAGAAAAGATGAAGGAATTCGACTTAACTAACGAACAGATGAACCTTCTAGCCAAGGAACGCCCTCAGGCTTTCTTGAAGATCGTATCCTCTGGTATGAAGACAGATAATGCATCAGGATCTCCTGACATTACTGGGTTAATTCCAAAGTCTAGTATCTCTGCCGCAGGTATGAGAGCTTCTAATGGTGCTTTGCCTAAGAAGTTCTCTGACTTTGAAAAGCTTCGTAGGACTGATCCTAGAGCTTATTCCAAGCCTGAAGTGCAGAATGAGATTTTCAATCTCACCAAGGAGTACGGAGCAGCCTTCTTAAACTCTTAAGGATATAAAATATGTCAGCAGGTTTTCAAACCCAATCTAACGATCATCTGATCCGCTCTAGTATCTGGTCTACCCAGTTAAAGGAAGTGCTTCAGGATGAGCTTATTGGGACTCGGTACGTCGATATGATTACCGATTTCCCGGACGGCGATACGATTAATATTCCGTCTATCGGTCAGGCTGAAATCAACGATTATGTTGAAGGTCAGGCCATTAAATACACTGGTATGGATACTGGTAACTTCCAGTTCTCTATTGACCAGTACAAGTCGTCCGCGACTTACATTACTGAGAAGATGAAGCAGGACTCCTTCTATATGGGTCGGCTTGTTGCTTCGTTCCTTCCTAAGCAGTCTCGCGCTATTATGAAGGCTATGGAGCAGAAGATCCTCTCAGTTGGTCCGGACTCCCAGACCTCTGCTAATACTAACGCTATTAACGGTGCTGCCCATAGATGGGTTGGTGCTGGTACTAACGAAGCTATTAGTGTTACGGACTTCGCTAAGGCTAACTACGCTTTGGATATGGCTAACGTGCCCCATCAGAATCGTGTCGCTATCATCGACCCGTCTGCTGGATACACGCTTTCTACCCTTACGAACTTGACCAACGTCTCTAATAACCCGCGTTGGGAAGGCATCGTGAGAGATGGTGCTGTCACCGGTACGAAGTTCCTTATGAACGTGTACGGTTTTGACGTGTACATTTCCCAGAACCTCAAGAAGAATACGGCTTCTGAAACCATTAGCTCGCTTACGTCTGCTGTTGGTGTGAACAACCTGTTCTTCTCTGCGGATAGCTCGGTGCTTCCGTTCGTTGGTCTGATCCGTCAGGCTCCGAAAGTGGATAGCGAGTATAACAAAGACTATCAGCGTGACGAGTATGTTACGACTTGTCGGTATGGCTTTAAGGCTTTCCGTCCTGAAAACATTGTCGTTGTCGTTACTGACACTGACGTTGTGGTCTAACATTTAGGAAGGATAAAAGATTATGGCTAATACTTGGTTAAACAGTGACGGTCTCTTCGTTAAGTTTGGTGCTGACGAAGGTGACGTCGTAAAGGGTGGTCATTACGAGATTGATGGCTCTAAGCTCATGGCAGATTTTGTCATTACGTATAGTGATGCGCTTTCTGCTACGGCCTCTATTCTGGGTTCTGCTGTCGGTACTACCGATGGCTCTCTCGGTGTAGAACTGCCTAAGGGCGCTAGAATTGAAAAGGTCGAGACGTTTGCTCAGACGGCCTTTACGAGTTCTGGCACTATTGGCTCTTCTACCATGAACATCGGCTTGATTAAAGCTTCAGATCGTTCGACGGCTTATGATGCTACTGGTCTCACGACCACGGCTTTCGTGGGTTCGTCCTTTGACGCCATCGGCGAGAGCGCTACGCTCGTTGTTGGCTCTACTGGTGCCGGTACGGCAATTGGTACGACTCTGACGGAAAACACTATCGTGTCTGTTAGGAACTCGGCTCACGCGACGCATCCGTATACTGCGGGTGTCCTCCTTGTTCGAGTCTACTACTACTTCCCGTAACATTCATACTAGCTAGGGGAGGCTGAAAGGTCTCCCCTAACATAGGAGGTATCCATTGCCAGAGCATAGTTCTTTAACAGGGTCAGACCTGCACGAAAACAAAGGAGTAGACTCTGCTGCTGATAACACAGTGGCGTCTGCTACTTCTAATGCTACTGTATGGCGTAAAGTCAACTCATCTATGGTGGATACTAGTTCCATCTTTACTACTAACTTAGCATGGTTGACAACGCATATTGTAGACGTCTCAACTGCTGAAAAGGTTTATTTGGTTGTACCATTTACAGGAACCTTGACAGAGGTATATACTACACTACAAGGGGCTATTACTTCAGCTAATAGTACTTTGACGGTTAGAAACAATACAGGTACTTCCGCTGGCACTATTACAGTAGCTTTTAGTGGGAGTGCAGCGGGTGACATCGATAGCCTCACCCCAGCCTCTAATAACACATTCACTGCCGGACAGAAACTCTCTATCGAAACTGATGGAGCTAGTTCTACTGTTGCCAGACTGGATGTAGTGTTTGTTTTCTCTGTTACAGCGTAACCTCCATGACCGAGGGTATGCTTCCAGATGAAAGGGACAGACTTGTTCGAGTAGAAGAAGGCATCACTATTATTAAGGATATGTACTTAGAAGATCGTGAGGCTAGAAAGAAACTTGAAGAGAAAGTCGGTCAACACGAAAAGTTCATTGATAAAATGCAGGAAAGAGCTACTTGGATTGCTAGCGCTTTTGCTGTCTTAATTAATCTCGTAGTATTTGCAGTCCAATGGGTAATCAATCATACTAAGATCGGATGGAACTAATGTTTAAATATCTCTTTACTATTATCTTGTCTGTGTTCATTTCTTCTGGAATTGCTTTTGCAGAAGACAAGTGCATTAACTATGATACATTCAGAGAAGCGCAAGTATCCATTCATCCTGAGTATTTCAAGATGAAAGAAGACTCTAAAGTCAAGTTCTTCGATAACCTGAATAAATATAGAGCTAGTAAAGGTCTCCCTGCTATTCCTGCTACAGATTTGAAGATAGCTAGAATTAAACACAGTGATGGGATGAAGATTGGTTTCTTATTTATTGCAGGAGACTGTATCCTCGTCGAAACGATCTCTATAGCCTCAGAAGATGCTTTCTGGGATGCTGTCAAGACCTTTGGTTTAACTAGAGAGGATTTCGTAAAGGATGTGTATAGTGAGGGGTCCGCCTAATGGCAAATGAAGAACGTGCAGGTTTCTACAAATCTATCAAGTTCATGTATGGTGGTAAGCTTACTCAAGATCAAGTAGACGGTATGGAAGCTTTGTTAGATTGCACAGAAGAACTGTCTATTAGACATAGAGCCTATATTCTAGCTACAGTGTTCCATGAGACTGCTAAGACTATGGAACCTATAGAAGAGTACGGCAAAGGTAAAGGTAAAGCTTACGGTAAGCCAGCAGGCCCTTATAAGAAGATCTACTATGGCCGTGGGTACCCTCAATTGACTTGGTATGACAACTATGTCAAAGCTAAGGAAATCACTGGTGTAGACCTAGTAAAGTACCCTGAGTTAGCACTAAAGAAAGATATATCTGCTGAGATATTAGTTTCAGGTATGACTACTGGTTGGTTCACTGGAAAGAAACTTAGCAATTATAAGACCTATTATTCTATGCGTAAAACTGTTAATGGTTTAGATGATGCTAAACTTATAGCAGGATACGCAGAAAACTTTGAAGTAGCTCTAAAAGCTATTACTATCCCTACTAAAGAGAAGCCTTTAGTGTCTGTAGATGAAACACAAACAAAAGACAGCTTCTGGTCTTACTTAGTAAAACTACTTTATAATTGGAGTAAACCGTGATGCTTACAGGTTTTAAGACTGTGTTCTTCAACGCTTTTGTAGTGGGCTTGATTGCTATTCTCACTAATCTCTCTAGCGTTGATTGGACTCAATATGTTTCCCCTACTGTGGCTATGCTTGTCATGGCTGTTGTGAATATTGCACTTAGATTGGCTACATCTACCACTATCTTTAAGGGTAAGTAACCGTGCCTTTGTTTTTAGCAAAGTTAGCTATTAATATCTTGCTACCCTTGGCTCTTAAGAAGTTGCCTAAACTTCTAGAGAAAGAAAAGGTAAAGGCCACCCATCTTATGAGTATTCAGAATTCAATTGATAAGGCTATGAAGTAATGGCGAAGTACACACTCCTTGAACTAGTGCAAACTATTCTCCGGTCTATTAAAGGAGAAAGTGTCACTAACTATAACGATACTGAAGAAAGCTTGATGGTTGCTGATATTGTCAAGGAGTGTTACTTTGATCTTATCTCTACTACTGACTTAGATGAGAATAAAGGTCTCTTCGAACTTACTGAGACTTCTGCTCTTACTCCTACTGTTATGACACTACCTACTAATGTATCTGGCTTAGAGTGGATTAAGTACAACAAGAATGACGAATTCTTTGGTGCAGGGTTTGACGCAGGGTTTGATACAGCAGATTTTGATGCGCTTACTACTAACATATCGTTTCAGGATGTCACCTATCTTCCTTTTAAGGACTTCGTGGATATGACTCATCAGTTCAATATCCAAGACAGCCTTGTAGGTGAAATCTCTCTAGCTTCGCTGTCTGCTGATAATACCGCTGTGTATTTCAGACAAGACAAACATCCAGACTACTTTACAAGCTATAACGATAGTACTATTCTATTCGACAGTTACCTACAGACTATAGAGACGTATCTCCATAGCAAACGTACTATGGCTTATGGGTACACAGAGCCTACGTGGACTGCTAGCAATAGCTTTGTACCTACTCTTGATGCCCAGCAGTTTAACATTCTATTAAAAGAAGCTAAAGCTATGGCTTGGCAAGAGTTAAAGTCTATCGACAACGCTAAAGCTGACCTGTCCGCTAAGAGGACTAGGATGTTTGCTGAGCGTAAAAAGAACAAAATCAATTATAGCAGAACAGGAACTTACTATAGTAATTTCCCTGATTACGGAAGAAAAAGATAATGAGATTTGTAGACGACCATAAAGAAGAAATCATAGTACAAAACCCAGAAGACCAAGATGGGCATAACCGTAGATTTGTACACACTAAACACGGGTTCTCAATCAAACTTGAAAGGAGAGATCCTTATGGGTTTGTATACATTGTCTGGCACAGTGGTCCTACTCCGGTAGTCATTTCTGGCGCTTATAGCGATTTTGACACTGCTAGAGCAGCAGTCCATAACTATATTAATACTGAAACATTCAATAAGATCGTAGAAGACAAAGTAGAAAAGCCAGAATTGAAGTACAAGAAGGTTAAGTAATCAATGGCCCGTAATGTAGGTAACTTTGTAGAAAACCAGTTTGTAAAAGGACTGATAACAGAGGCTACTGGATTTAACTTCCCAGAGAATGCTGTTATTGAGTCTGATAACTGTCGTTATAAGAAGACTGGCGAAGTTACTAGAAGACTAGGCTATAGTTATGAAAATGGTAGTACACTTACTTCTCAAACAGTGTACACAGGCGTTCATAAGTCTTTTATGTGGAAAGACGTAGGTAGCGATGGTGGTATTTCTTTTCTAGTTTACCAGAATGGGCATATCCTCTATTTCTACCAAAAGGATGAAAATGGCTACTGCTCTAACAAACGTAAGTCTTTTACTGTTAACCTGAGAAACTACAAGTCAGGTAAGCAGAACCGTAGAGTCGAAAACAAAGAAGCTGCATTTGCCTTTGGTGATGGTAAGCTTTTTGTAGCCCATCCTTATTGTGATCCTATATATATTAAGTATTCTGCATCCACTGATGATATTACTGTTACTAGAATAACCGTTAAAATTAGGGATGTATTTGGTTTAGACGATGGTTTAGCTACTACCAATCGCCCTAGTTCTTTAACTGGTGGGCACTACTACAATCTTATTAACCAAGGTTGGGGTAATCTCGTAAGAACAGACAAGAAAGAAAACAAACTGCCTATCGGAGCTATCTTTCATAGATGGGATGTGTACCCTAGTAATGCGGATATTTGGTGGTTACTTAGAGGTGCTGATGGTTACTTCGATGATAGAGCCTTGTTTGAAAATTCTATGGGTAACACTGAGGCGCCTAAAGGGTATTTAATCTTAGATGCATTCAACCAAGATCGTACTAAAGCTGTAAATACCCAGACTAATAGTACTATCGGACATCTAGCTGTTACTACTTCTAATGGTCATAGACCTAGTTGCGTAGCGTTCTTTGCGGGTAGATTATGGCTTGCTGGTGTCGCTAGTGAAGATTTCTTCAATACTGTCTACTACAGCCAAATCATGGTAAATGATAGTGACATTGGCAAATGCTATCAGAAAAATGATCCTACAAATGAGAACCTTTCAGATCTGTTAGACACAGATGGTGGTACTATCAATATTGTAGGCGTAGGTAAAATTGTATCCTTATACTCTACTGGTAATAGTCTTATAGTGTTTGCAACTAATGGCATATGGGCTATTGGTGGTAGTGGTGCTAATGGTACAGGATTTATCGCTACAGACTTTTCTGTCGCTAAGATCTCCTCTATTGGTATATCCCAAGCTACTAGTATAGTAGACGTTGATGGACTTCCTATCTGGTGGAACAGTGATGGACTGTGGGCTATACAGAAGGGTCAGGTAGGGGACTATGCTGTAGTTTCTTTAACTAACGATACTATCAAAACTTTCATGGAAGAGAATATTCCAGTCGCTAATAGATCGTATATTCAAGCTGCTTATAATCCTTTGGAACATACTATCCAATGGCTTTACAAGAGCACTGAGTCTACTACAGTTCCTAGCTATTACTCATACAACAGAATTCTTGAGCTTAACTTACAGACAGGAGCATTCTATCCTTTTTCATTTTCTGGTAAGACTTTTAGGACGATCTATTGTAGTTTTGGGGCTATTACTACTTCTCAATCTACTAGTGTAGATAGTGATGCTGGTACGGGTGTTACTGTAGGTGGTAGTGCACTTACTTTCACAGAAGAGTACGAAGCTCCGTTTGTTTCTGCAAAGTACAAGTATATTACTACGAATGTCCCTGCTGGTACTGGTATTGCCTTTATAGAAGAAGGTAACGACACAGACTGGAAAGACTTTAACTCTAGTTATTTCAGTTCTAGTTTTACTACTGGTGCTAAAGTACACGCAGAAGGTAACAAGAACTTTACCAGTGAGTATATTACAGTATTGACTAAAGATGTTACTGGTAATGGTACTACAGATCAAGGAGCTTACCTTTCAGGACGTTGGGATTGGACTAATGATACTTCTTCCAAGAAATGGAGTACAAATCAACAACTCTATGGTAATAGAGGTTATAGGGATGTCCAAAGAAGAAGACTAATAATCAGAGGGTCTGGTCCAGCATTACAGCTTAGAGTCTCTTCTATTAATGGTAAGGGATTCACAATCGTAGGTTGGTCAGCTTTTGAGAGTGCAGATGCTACACCTTAAATTAGCAGAAGAAAAGGACATCGATAGTTGTCTACCTTTGCTTAAAGATCTGTTCAATAGTTCTATCTATTCTAAGGTTATGCAATATAACTCAACAGAAGTGAAAGAACATTTGAAAAGGGTGGTAGGAGCAGACAAGAACGACGGTTGTGCAATATTGTTAAAGGAAGACACTAAAACTGTCGGTATCCTAATCTGCTCTAGTATGTCACACTTCTTTAACTCTAACGAGAAGACAGCTATGGAACTTGCCTTCTGGATACGTCCTGACAAGAGAGATTACACTAGTATCAAGACTCTAATAAAGGCGTATAAGTACTGGGCTAAGTCTACAGGATGCACAAGCATACTCCTAGGCAAACTTAAAAATTCAAAGACTACTGAGACATTTACACTTAAGAGGATAAAATAATGGTTGCAGGTTTAGCAGGTATCTTCAGTGCTATTGGAGCCATTGGTGGTATCATTGGCAGCTTCTTACAATACAGCGCTGCTAAGAAGGCTGAGAAAGCCAGAGAAAGACAGATGGAGCTAGAGGCACAGAGGCAGCGTAGGGAAATCCTTAGGCAGTCTCAGGTAGCCAGAGCGCAAGCTATTAGTGCTGCTTATAATCAAGGTGCTGAAGGAACATCTGCACTACAAGGTGGCATCTATAGTGTTACAGCGTCTGCTGCTAGAAATACTCTTGCTGTTAATCAGGACGAAGAACTCTCCCATAGGATCTTTGCAGCTAACAGACAGTCTGCCCTTGGTGGTCTAATCTCTGGGCTAGGTAGTGGTCTGTCTAGTCTTGGTGGAGCAGTATCCTCTAATGCTGGTACTATTACTAGATTTGGAGACTCAGGTGTTAACCTTCCATTCTTTAAGAAGAACCAGAACAACGGAGCATTCGTTTACTAATGATTGACTTGAACATCAGCCTAGAAGATGAAGCAACAGTTACAGGCACTAAAGACCCGATTATTGATCTGGCTTTAAATAATAAAACGCCACAAGTGTCTGGTGAAGAGGCTAATAGAAGAGGCTTCCTCTACCATGTAGCTTTAGATAGTGATACTCCCGGATTAGAAGAGACCACTAATGCTGTTCTCTCTGGGCAAGAAGATAACCTTAAAGAAAAGGTAGCTACTAAAGCTCTTAAGGATAAAAAGGATGCTGCAAACAGTCTTGTTCAAACTGTTGCAGATACTGGTGTAGACCCCTCTATGGCTGTGGATATCCTAAAGGCTGGTAATACTCCTGTAAATAAAGAGACAGAAGTATACAAGCAATATGCTAAACATCTTCTTGATCTTGTAGGATCTAGTACTGATAACGAAGAAGTGCATAAAGCAGAAGATGCTGCTCCTATAGATCATGAAGACTTTAACTCAGCTACCAGTGACATCCTAGCTATCTCAGAAGGTCTCAAAAGCCTTAGAGAAGATACAGCCAATAGGTACAAAGATGTTGGCTGGGGTAGCACTATCTTTAGTGTTGGTAAACAAATGGTGCCATTCTATAACTGGTACCAGATTAATACTGATCTGCCCGATAGTGGTGTAACAGGGTTACCGTATAGTAACTTAGAGAAAGAGATTACTAACTTGTATACTCTTCCTCCTGATCAAGCTATTGAAAGAGCTAGAACTATAGTTGATCAGGCTTTTGAACGTGACCCTATGATCGCTATGCAGATCGCTGATAGTTTAGTGTCTTTTAACTCTAGCGATACCGCTCTTAATAACATATTGGAAATTGCTAATCTTCCCGGATGGGGGATGGCTGCTAAAGTTGCAAAAGGTCTTGGCAAAGGAGCTAAGGCCGCTAAAGCTGCTAGTGAATTAGAGAAGACTCTTGAAATCTCTAAAGGCATCCGCTCTAGGACTGTAGCTAACTCCATCGATGGTTTGTCTACTCCTGAGATCCTTAGTGATGCTGGCAGGGTAGAAGAGGCTGCTAAAGTATCTGTACTAACAAAGTCAAAGGCTCTTAATACTACTGAGAACATCTCCAAGACTGCTAGATTGAAAAAAGGCGTTGTAGAGATTGCAGAAAACTTGCCTACACTCTATGACCCCAATGCCATTACCAGAGGCGCTACTCGGTATAGTAAGGTATTTGCTAATAATTTGGAAATGCTACTTAATAAGAATATCCAACAATTTACTAGACTACTCTCACAACCTAACAAGGTTTCTGTGTTTCCTGATGGCTGGGAAGCTGCTTTGGTTAATAAAACTGCTGAAGAAGTTAAGCAAAAATACAACAAGATCACTGATACTGTCTATAGTGTCCAGCCTTATTTCTCTAACGAGAACTACGTAGGTATCTCTGGTGTAGAGACTACTTTCCTCACTAAAGAGGGTAAGTTCTTTAAGACTGAAGCACAAGCTATTAGAACAGCAGAGGACATCTACGGCTTCAAACCCGGCAGCTATACCCTTGCTCAAGAAGGTGATGGGTATTCTATTAAGGTTGCAACTGACGTTGATCCTAGTAATAAAGAGTTCTTGGATACAGTTATTAGCACTGAGAACCAAAGCAATTCTAGATGGGCTTTACCATTAGACCTGCTGCGTGGCAACCCTAAAGACTTCCTGCCTACTCACATCGTCGAACAGAGAGGCACTGCTGTACACGGATACAGTCTTGCTGAGTCCATTGCTGGTGATGCTTTTGAGCCCATTAGAGCGCTCTCTAAAGACGAACACAAAGCTTTGAATAAAGTAATGGCTTTCAATAGAGATGCTCTTACTAAGCCCGGTGACCCTGACTCTAGAGGTATGTTCTACAATAATCTAAATGAGTTTGACGAAGGCTTCTATAGTGTCAATGGAAGGTTTCCATCAGAGAAGGAAGCTACTGCTTACTTTATGTTTGTTCGTGCCCATGAGATTGATTACTTTCTGCGTAACATAAACGCAGTTCAAGAGAAGTGGGCTAAGGGTATTAAGAAGTTCTCTTTCAAACTAAATGATGCAGACATCTCAATTGAAGGCAAGAGAGTAGATACAGTACCTAGCCCTGACAAAGGCCCTGCTGATGTCTTGTTTGTTGATCCTAAGACTGGTAAGGGAACTGCCAGACAGTTAACTAACAAGTTAAAAGAAGAGATCGATAAGCTAGCTAAAGAAAAGAACTATAGTGTTATTCAGACCTATGATGGTTTCATAGATGAAACTCCTGTTAACTTCGTAGTCCTAAAGTCTGAAGTAGAGAGTCCTATTAGCTTCAGGCAAGTAAACTATCGTCCGGGTTTCCACTCTGTATACGAAGCTGAGAACAAAATTGTCCAGCCTGAGATTGTAAGGTCTGGTAGTAGAGAATACTACAAAGGTGACAAGATTGCTTATATGCTCTCTACTAGAAGTGGTGCTGAGAAGGTTCTTGAGAATATCAATCACGCTAGGGAGTTGCTTAAAGATAAGAACATCCCTGCGCTTACAGATCATTTGAATAGAACTCTGCCTATCAGTGTTGAAGACTTTACTAAAGGTTTCGGTAAAGGTGGTTTTAGCTTGGATGCTCCATTCACTATGGTTCGTTCAGGAGAGAAGTCAATTAATACTGATAGTGTTAAAGCTCTTTATCCAAACGCATCTGATTTCAAAGAGAACCCCTACATCCTAAACAAGGGTGATGATCTTACGTTTACATTAGAGCGTGGTAGAGTGATTAAAGAACTGTCTCCAAAAGCTGATGGTGTCTGGGGTATAGAAGACGCTAGACAGGTAGATCCTGTAGCTGTGCAGAATAGAGAGATGAGCAGACTCATAAGGAATCGCTTTTATGAGCCTTTGACTACTGCTACAGCTAATAGCTTTATCGAAGAGTTTGGTAAAAAGGGTATGCTCTCAATGAAGGGTAGGACTCTTACTGTTGATGAAATGCGTAGGAATCCTACTTGGTATTTTCATAACGCAGATATTGTTACTTCTTCTCCTGTTAATAGAAAGAAGATGGAACTTATCCGTAACGCGCATAGAAGACTAGTCGGGCAGCCTAGCAAGATCGAGAGTGATTACCTGTCCTTTGTTCACAGATTTGAAGAAGGGTTATCACATAAGTTCGGTGGAGCTATAGCTTCTAAAGCTATTCCTCTTATCAGAAACCCTATAAAGTATATGAAGGCTGTTGCTTTTTATACTAAGATGGGCTTCTATAACCCTGTCCAGATGTTTGTGCAGAGCGCTACCTTTGCTAACATTGCTGCCATAGCTCCTAGACATGCTCTTGGTGGTACTATGGCTGCTATTGCACAGTCTCGCTTAGCCTTTACGGAAGCAGAAGATATTGTGGAGTACGTAGCTAAACACTACTCTAAAGCTATGAGTGGAGGTTTGTCTAAAGAAGAATTCCTTGACAGCTACCTTTGGCTGAAGAAGAGTGGTATGGATATTGTCTCCAATGAACACGCTTACACTGCTGGCATCTCTGATCCTAAGCTTTTTGTCTCAAAACTTGGTAAGAAGTTCTTGGATAAGAGTACGTTTTTCTTTAACCATACTGAACGTATGTTGAGAATGTCTGCATGGAACACAGCGTATAAGGAATACACTAGTCAGTTTACAAAACTTGCTGGTAGGATTTCTGCTGCGGATGCAAAGAAGATACAGATACGTGCTGAGGCTCTTACTGGTAACATGTCCAGAGACGCTACTGCTTTCTGGCAGGCAGGTCTTGCTGCACCT